ACGAATTCATATCATCTAATCAGACAAAAGCATTGACTATTCCCGGTGCATTAATAGCAGCTGGTGGCTTAGTGAAGGCTAATGAAACAACCGAAGCAATATTGATTATCGCAGGACTTTGGATGATAAAAAAAGTCAATTACATTTCTATTGAGATATTCAATGAAACATTCGACAACTTACGTTCTCGAGTGGAGTCCGCTTTCGATAAGTATTTAAAGTTTGAAGAAAATAAAGAAATCAAAGATAATGCAGATAGTATTAAGAGTAGCATTACAGGTTTGATTGATAAAGCTAAAAAAAGGATGAGAACTGTTAAATATCTCGCATCAGCCATGTTTTATGGAGGCCTTATTTACGTTGGATATAAACAGTTCCCAGTCTTTTTTGAAAAATCGGCAGTAAATCTATTTTATTTTTTATGCCATACTATAAGCTAACATTGCTAAACAGCCATCAACAAACCCCATTGCAGTTTGCAGTTCCTTCCTAATTGTGCCATCAGAGCATTTTCTCTTCTTCGCAATAGTGCGTAATGAGATACCGATAACAAAGTGGGCGATGATGAGCTCATATTCCTCTGGTTTATACCTTCTCAACCGAGCCACACAACTGTCTATCATGATGCCTTCGTCATCATCACACTGAATCCGTGACTTTTTGCCATGAGGTAAAAGTCCCTTGAAACCAGCCGCTATCGGCTGCCAGTCCACTCCGCTATTGTCTGAAGCAGCCCAAGCTCCCCAACGATCCATTACTTCATACATATCACGCATCAACTTTCTCCACAAAATCAGGCCAGCACACCAATTGCCAGCGCACGATCGATAAAACGAAATATCAACTCCAGCTGGGAGCCATACTTCTCTTCAAATGCCACGGTATCCGCATGCAGCTCGTCGTGATGCTTTCTGCACAAAGGCAGCACAAAGAGATCATGCGCTTTTGTACCCATTCCCCCCTGACCGTGGCCTATCAGATGGTGGGGATCATCAGCAGGCTTTCCACAACATGCACACGGCTGCGTCTTAACCCAGCGCGTGTACTTTTCATTAACCCAGCGGCGACGTTTTGGGCGTAACATAAAAGACTCCGGCGACTCCGGATCCACTTTCAGCGCCAGCACCTTTTTAGCTTTATCCTGGATGATGCTGGTGGCAGGAACCGAAGGCACAAGGTCACTTTCCCGGGTGACAGATGGCACAACAGGCTTCGGTAATCTCAGTGCCTTACGGGCTGCACTTTCCGGTAAGGCATCCGCCAGATCATTACGAACCAGCCACCAGCACAGTTCCGGCATTGTCACAACGTGACTGTCATCAAAACCGAGATCCCGACGCACGACAGACAACACCCAGCGGGCACAGTTATCCGTTGCCATTGATTCCAGCCGTTCCGTGAACTGGTCACGCAGCTGGTTATCGCAGTGCCAGCACAGACGAATTGCTCCCGGAGCGTGCCGCATTGTGGTCATGTTCTCGCTGTGCCAGTCAGAATGAGGCCACTGACAGCCCTTTTCACGAAGTAACCAGCTTTCAAGACATTCCACGCCACCAGCACGACGGATCACTGCCTCATTGCGGAACACGGTCCGAACGGCAGGATCATCCGCCAGCGGTTGTGATGCCGCCGGAACGGCACCACTGGCGAAAGATGAATAACGTTCCGGCTCTGGCTCCAGCAGGACACGCCCCTGCATAAACAGGGGCATCAGCTCTGAACCTGGCCTGAACAATACGATCCCCATACGCGAGGCAATTTCAGGCGTCAGTAGTGCTCTCACGGTCACCTCAATGAACGGTATCGAGTAGCTTTAACAGCTCAGGGAATCGGGATTCGAAGAAATGCGGCTGCGTCTCGCGCGGATTTGCGGGACTGGTGATGTTCTTGCCGAACATGCAGCCTTTCGCCGTCAGCGACCAGAATTTTTTGATGTTGTTAATCGCGGTACGGCTGTATCGTTCGCGCTGCTCGACGATCCCCAGCTTCACCATCTGGTGATATGCCTGATTAGCTGTCAGGCGGATACCATACTGCTTCAGCAGTGCACTCAGTGACAGCGTGGGGCGGCTTGAGCCATCAGGCGCGTCAGCAGGAGCATCAATGGCATAGCGCGGTGCCAGATTCGGTAAGCCAACAGCCTCCTGGAGTTTCTGACAGGCTCCAAGCACTGAAGAGTTAGACAGATTTAACTCCCGGCGCATAAAGTCCAGCAGAATCACGCCAGCCTGCATCTTGTCAGCAGCCTGTCCGGATAATTTTTCAGGTGCGCTGGTTACCATGTCGAAAGTACGGATCACCTTCAGATGGAATGACGGGCTGATCCACATTGCATAGGCATACACCAGTTCTTTGCAGACATACGTCCCCTGGTTATTTCCGCCACGAATAACGTTAACTGGCTCTATATTGACCGAGTTGCAAATCTGCAACTCGCTTATTAAACGTTCAGTTTGCTCATTGCGGAGCCAGAATGCAGGCTTATGCTTATCCAGAGAACCGGCAGCCCTGTGCAGATCGTTCAGGCTGTAACGACCATAAGCATCACGACGAACTTCAATACCATCAATGACCATCAGATTATTCATACTTCGTTTCTCCTCTTAATCAGGCGGCTGCACCCGCCGGTTTCTCGTACTTACTGATAGTGATCTCGACCTTCCCTTCCGGGATAACCGGTCCCCACTCCACCAGCATTCTTTTCACCTGACTGTCGTCTTCCCACACACCCGCGTGGGTCAGGGCGTCAAACAGCGCCTTGTTATAGTTGTCCAGATCGCGGATCCGGTTATCCGGAGGAAACAACACGATCTCCACTGAAGCTGGTGCCGACGTTGGTTTCGGCAGACGGCGTAACTGCTCAATGATGGCGGCACACGCCGCGCCCTGGAATTTACGCCCCGCCGCGCTTATCAGGCTCTTACCTGCAAAAGCCCCTTTGTTGGGGTGTCGCCAGTACGTGTTCACGCTGGGGGGAAACGGCAGGATCAGCTTCATACTTTCAGGCCCCTCTCATGTAACCAGTGGGCTGCACGCAGCCTGCCGTTTTCCTCACCGGCAAGCAGTGCGCGGATAATCCCGACCGCCTCGCTGTCGTCGTCCTTCACCGCGGTATGAAGAGTTATCCCCCGGGCCACGCCACGCTTTATCGTGATGACGCCTTTTTTCTCCAGTGCGCGAAGATGCTCCACCGCTGCATTCACCGAACGGTATCCCAGCATGGTTGCCACCTCCTGATTGGTTGGCGGAAAGCCACGTTCTTGCTGGTAAGAAATCAGCATATCCAGCACCTGCTGCTGGCATTGAGTTAACGTCGTCATGCCGCCATCTCCCTGACCAGTTTTTCCGCCTGCTGGCGAACCTGCGCCAGAAAGGCCTCACCACATGCCTCAAGTTCATCGCGCCCGATGTAGCTGATTGCCGGTCCCTTCCAGGTCTTGTCGAAAACAGCAATAGCACCAGCGAAGAAAGCGCCTGTCGGCACCTGCTTCTCATCCTTCGGGATAAACCAGGCAGGTAGTTCAAAACCAATACGCCCGCGAATAAAAGCAATATGATCTGCATCTTCCGGCCACCACACTTCGCTGGTAGCTGCTTTGATCAAGAAAACATAGCGCCCGCCTTTATCACGCATGGCACTGGCATGCTTCATGATGTAACGCATGCCGGTGATGTATTGCCCCTCATGCTGACTGGCGCGGCTGTATGGGGGATTACCAAAGGCAGCACCTTTAAGCTCCGCAAGACGTTCTGACCAGTCATGCGCCAGCGCGTTGTCTTCCGCCGTGTAATACGCGGCACATTTGGCGTTATCACCGTCAGTGAACAGATCCAGAACAAACGGGCCAAACAGGGTGTTAATTCCCCAGAAAATGTTGTCCGGCGTGCGCCACTGATCGCCCACTTCCTTCAGTTCATGGGCTGGTTTGTTCCGCAGTTCCACCAGCGCCTGCCAATATTTATTACTCATTAAGCCCCCACGTAATTCCCTGACAGATACCACTCATCACCCGATACAGCGCACTTGCTGCTTTTCCGTAAGCACCGCTCACGGCGCGCCAGAAAATTGTTTCGTTCTGGCTGGGAGTGGCTTTCACGGAATGCCGCCATCCACACGGTTGCAGCACGACGGTATAAGCCCCTGGACTCCAGTTCTTCAGCCTGGCGGGTCAGGCACAAAATTACCCGTGGATCGTTAGTGCCGACATAGAAATTGCGCACAGGTCTGGTTTCACGAACTGGTTGTGGTTCCGGCTCCTGCGCTCTCTCAGTCAGGCGCGGGAAATGTCTGCGTGTATCTCCTTCACAACGGTGAGCCACACGCCCACTCTGACGTAACTTGCTTGCTGACTGCAGAACGCGCTGCCGTGAGTAACCTGCAAAAGCATCCGCAATGTCTCCGGAAGTACACCCCGGATGGGCTTCAATGAATTTCTGAACGTCATTTAACAGACTCATGATCACCCCCTGAATCCTGCCGGGATCTGGCTGTAGTCCACATTGTCGTAACTGGATTTGAAGTACGGGTCTTCGCGTTTTTCGGTGTACGTGCTTACGGACGGCGATAAGCGCAGGGAAAGCTCATCCCATTTTTCCCGCAGCTTCGACGGGCTGAGCACGTTACGGCACCAGAACGGATCGCGGCTGACGCGGCTGTACATCTCGCAGATTTGTTTGTGAGTACGACCATCCTGCACACACATCAGGCGAATTTCGTTTGCCCAGGCTGTCCAGTTCGGTTCTTTGGGACGAACCACCTCGCCGTCACATTCGGCAGCCTGCTCGTACAGGGCGATGATTTTTTTCCAGAGCCACTGTGCGCAGGTCAAATCATCCTGCGTCCCCCACTGGCGCTTTTTAGGGCTGAATACAACCGCATCAGGATGGCGAGTTAAAAAATCCTGTTCAGCCGTCTGCGTGTCCGGTTGCGAAGCGTCCGGACGAGAAGGTTTTTTATCTGACGGATCATGTTTTGATTTTACTGACGGATCCCCGCCAGATTCTGACGGGTGAAAACCTGCTTTTTTGCCAGATTTCGACGCATCAAATTTTGACGGGTCAGATTTTGATGCGTCAGATTTTGACGGGTCAGAATCTGACAGTTGAGAAAATGCCGCTGCCTGAAGCTTCGCAACGTTAAGCTGATAAACATTCGACGCATTGCGGTTACCCTGGCGACGCGCCTTACGCGTTAACCAGCCTTCTGCTTCCAGCCGTGCGATAGCCGTTCTGACGGTACTCATCCCCGCGCCAATCTGACGGGCAATGGTTTCAATTGATGGCCAGCACACACCTTCGTCATTACTGAAATCAGCCAGGCGGGCCATAATTGCCACGCTGGATAACTTCATGCCTGATGCAGCGCAACCATCCCATACATAGCCGGTTAATTTAGTGCTCATGACCGACCTCTATTTCCCTGAATTTACGACGAAACTGTTCGAGCGGACTGAAGCATTCATGCTCATAACCTTCGCGGAGGTAGATAACCCGTTGTGTTTCCGGTTCCCAACGAATGACTCTGACGGGCACTCCGTAGTGATCTTTGAACCAGCGGTTAACTTGTCGCAAAGGACTGCCTCCTTCTGCCGGTTGAAATCACCCACAGCCCACTCTGCAAAGCTGTGGGTTACAATTTCCCTGTCACCTGGTACATTCACTGCATAGCAATACTCCACCTTCGCTTTTCCACCCGGAACCGGAAGCGCAATCAGTTGCGAGCGACGGTAGTGTGTTGTTAAACTGTTCATGCGTTAGTTTCTCCACAGTCACGACACGCCACGGCGCCCGGAGCTGCACACTCGCGGGCGTCACTACTTTCTGAAACGCAAAAGATTTTGTAGACCAGTGCTGCATGCTCCTGCAGCTTCGAAATTGAGAGGTACAGCTCATCGTTAATTGCTGTCTTCTCATGCGGTTCCACTACACTGTCTTCAATTGCTGAACGAATCTGTTTTGAATAACTGCCGATCTGTTCAATGACCTCCAGCAGGCGTTGGTTGATATCGGCATTGTCCACATCCTCGACGTCAGGAAGAGACACAAAGACGCCATTTGCAGACTGCGCCACAGCATCAGCAATGAAGTGAGTGCCACCAGCACGCTGCAAAACCATTGCCCATCCCAGCGGGAAAATCTGATCGCCATCTGCACGAAGGCGGTTGAATAAAGCGTTTTCTGTTACATCGAGCCAGTCAGCCGCTTCAGCGTAACCACCCGGCAACGCCGCGATAGTTTTTCTGACAGCTTTCACGTACCACTCAGGCTGTTTTTCTATTTTCCAGTGATGCTTACCCACGATTAGCCTCATCGTTCTGTGGTTAAAAATTGAAAGTGTTCTGCTAATCTTTCGGATAGATATCCGGTCTTAAGTCAGATTTCGTAATTGCACCTGATGTGTATTGCTCAAGTTTTTTAGCCAGCACAAAACTGGCTTTTTTATAGCCATTGAAAACCAGCCGTAAGTAGCCAGGTGTTGAGCCAACTTTTCCGGCCAACTCGCCCTGCTGTTCTTTGGTTAAAGAGTCCCAATACGCTTTCATACAATATGTACCTCCGGTGTACATATTACATGATTGAAATGAACCTTCAAGATACTTGTACCTTAACGGTACAAGGGTTTTAATTTCGTTATGAAAACAATCCATGACATCCGGCGGTCTAACGCCAGAAAACTGAGAGATGGTGTTGGCGGGAATTCTTCCTTTGCCACTATGATTGATCGCGAGCCAACCCAGACCAGCAGGTTTATGGGAGATGGTGCTACTAAAAATATCGGTGACAGCATGGCACGACACATCGAAAAATGTTTCGACCTGCCTGTAGGATGGCTCGATCAAGAACACCAGACAACGAACATCACAAAAAAACCTGATGTTTCAATCACTAATAAACAAATCACATTAGTCCCTGTCATATCATGGGTACAGGCCGGAGCATGGAAAGAAGTTGGATATTCTGAGGTTGATTTGAGCACAGCAGAAACGTATCCCTGCCCTGTACCCTGTGGGGAAATGACTTATATCTTGCGGGTGATAGGTGATTCAATGATTGATGAGTACCGCCCGGGAGACATGATTTTTGTCGATCCTGAAGTACCTGCCTGCCACGGTGACGACGTTATTGCATTGATGCACGATACAGGTGAAACCACCTTCAAAAGGTTGATAGAAGATGGGACACAGCGTTATCTCAAAGCGTTAAACCCAAACTGGCCTGAGCCTTACATTAAGATCAACGGTAATTGCTCTATAATTGGTACTGTGATTTTCTCAGGAAAACCAAGAAGATACAAAATCAAAGCCTAATCAATGTTTATGAACCTGCTTCGGCAGGTTTTTTTATACTTGACAATGTACCTTTGAGATACATAATGTACCCAAGAGAAACAACAAACAGGCAGGACGCCCACGAAGTAGCCGCCTGGGGCATATGAAGTCCAGGATGATTCGTTAGCGGATGATTTCAGTGGAGAGAATAGATGAATGAGCAGGATTTGAAGCATGTGATCGCATTGTTGCTGGAAGACGCTAAACGTTTGCAGCAGATAGAGCCAAATGCAGGCACTGAGGCCCGTATTTTGTTAGCAAAACAGGCATTAAAGACTTGCGAGGCGCAAGACCCTGATCGAACCAAGTTCATGAATTTCATGGCTAACACGATCACCCCACTGCCATGCAATGGAGAGAGGGTGAGCCGTGTTTATCACGACACAATGGTTAAGGCATTAAGAATCGAGCTTGATGGGCTTAGGCGTAAGATCGTGATGAACAAAATCGTTGCCAACTAAGGAAGCAGACGGAAGTAAGCATGCGCTTTGTTCAAATTTGCAGACAAATATATTTGCGTCAACACCAGCACTGTTAGCAATGGAAAAAGTTTGATCAAGGATTTGTTGGCAGTTCATTGTGCTTTTGAGGATATATCCCTCTGGAATCAGTCTGCAGCAGCTATCGTCAGACTCTTTGATTGTTTTCTGGTACAGAAAGTTAAGCATTAATTCTTCAAATTTTTTGGTCTGTTCGGCTGTTGCTTCAAACAGACGAACGTGAACATAAAACTGGTTCATTAGGTTTCCTTGCTGGCTGTGTGAGAACTCCAGCATACCACCGAGCCTGAAGTGGTGAAAAGACAGGCAATAGTTTCATTGCTGTGTGTAGTCCTGGCGGTACCAGTTTGTACCCTTGCTTCCGGCTGGTACCGCTCTTTTTACAAAACAGAGAAGAGCATCACCGGACGACGGGCTCATAACCCAATCCATCCGGGCGGCTGCCACCGCAGGTGTTCTTCTCTGTTTTGTGGAGAAACCAACCGACCTTGCAGGGTCGATATGATGAGGAGCAGCAAAATGGCTAGCGAACGCGGTACTGATGTGCAGGCATTTATCGGGGAGCTGGACGGCGGCGTATTTGAAACCAAAATCGGCGCAGTTCTCAGTGAAGTCGCTTCCGGTGTGATGAACACGAAAACCAAAGGTAAGGTCTCACTCAACCTGGAAATCGAACCATTTGATGAGAACCGTGTGAAAATCAAACACAAACTCTCATATGTTCGCCCGACTAACCGCGGGAAAATTTCCGAAGAAGACACCACCGAAACGCCGATGTATGTCAATCGCGGTGGGCGCCTGACTATTCTGCAGGAAGACCAGGGACAATTACTGACTCTTGCCGGTGAGCCTGACGGAAAACTCCGCGCAGCAGGTCATTAATATCGTTCTTAATTAACTGATTATTTACCTCATCACTGAATATCTTTATATAGTGAGGACTTATTATGTCTCAGAACTTAGACGCAACCGCAATTAATCAAATCCATGCCCTTATTTCTGCTCAGGGTGTTAATGAAATTATCAGTAAGATTGGTGCCGACGCAGTGGCATTACCTGAAAATTTCCGCATTCATGATCTGGAAAAATTTAATTTAAATCGCTTCCGTTTCCGTGGCGCGCTTTCCACTGCCTGCATCGATGACTTTACCCGTTATTCTAAAGATCTTGCAGATGAAGGCACCCGCTGCTTTATCGATGCCGATAATATGCGTGCCGTCAGTGTTCTTAACCTGGGTACTATTGATGAACCAGGTCACGCAGATAATACCGCCACTCTCAAACTGAAAAAGACAGCACCGTTCTCTGCACTGTTGTCTGTTAACGGCGAGCGTAACTCCCAGAAGTCACTGGCAGAATGGATTGAAGACTGGGCCGACTACCTTGTGGGCTTTGATGCTAATGGTGACGCCATTCAGGCAACCAAAGCGGCTGCGGCGATCCGTAAAATCACAATTGAAGCGAACCAGACTGCTGATTTTGAAGACAATGACTTCAGCGGCAAACGCTCCCTGATGGAGTCTGTCGAAGCGAAGACCAAAGACATTATGCCAGTGGCATTTGAATTTAAATGCGTTCCGTTTGAAGGTCTGAAAGAACGTTCTTTTAAATTACGCCTCAGCATTATCACTGGCGATCGTCCTGTACTTGTTCTGCGCATTATTCAGCTGGAGGCTGTGCAGGAAGAAATGGCTAACGAATTTCGCGATCTGCTTGTTGAGAAATTCAAAGACAGCAAAGTAGAAACCTTTATTGGTACTTTCACCGCCTGATTTGATTACTGCAAATGCCCCTGCGGGGGCATTTATGGAAACGTAATTAACTCAATAATCGCCGGATGGTGAGGGCTTCCTTTTACCAGAATTCAGTGCGGTGCAGCGCAAATAACGTGGAGAACAAAATGTCATTTATTAAAACTTTTTCTGGGAAGCATTTTTATTATGACAGGATAAATAAAGACGACATCGTTATTAACGATATCGCGGTTTCCCTTTCAAATATCTGTCGCTTTGCAGGACATCTTTCACACTTCTACAGCGTCGCCCAACATGCGGTGCTTTGCAGCCAGTTGGTGCCGCAGGAATTTGCTTTTGAAGCGTTAATGCATGATGCAACAGAAGCATATTGCCAGGATATCCCCGCACCACTGAAACAACTTCTTCCTGACTATAAACGGATGGAAGAAAAAATAGACGCCGTAATCCGTGAGAAATACGGGTTACCTCCTGTTATGAGCACGCCTGTGAAATATGCCGATCTCATTATGTTGGCAACCGAGCGTCGCGATCTCGGGCTTGATGATGGCTCTTTCTGGCCTGTGCTGGAAGGTATCCCGGCAACAGATATGTTCAAAGTTATTCCACTGGCACCGGGCCATGCCTACGGGATGTTTTTGGCACGCTTTAAAGAGTTACATACGATACATAAACAATCCTGACAGTGAAATTAACCAGTGAAATAGTTTTGTAGCAAAAGAAATGAGGTTATCAAAAATGCTTCAAATGCTGACACTTGAAGAATGGGCTTCTGAAAAATACAGAAGTAATCCTCCAAGTGTGTCCACATTGCGTCGTTATGCTAAGCAGAATTTATTTTGTCCACCGGCCATGAAACAAGGCCGGTTATGGCGAGTGCGTGAGGACGCCGAGTTAGTTGGAGAGCTGGTAACACCAGTAATTAAGAAAAATGACTCATTACTTTTGCAACGGATTTTGAGTGATGGCAGCCAGACCGCGTAAAAATAATGTTTCGGTCCCTAACTTATATCCGCTTTATAGTAGGAAAGTAAATAAAGTCTATTGGCGGTATAAGCATCCAGTAACAGGGAAATTTCATGCGCTAGGAACGAACGAAACCGAAGCCATCGCTATTGCCACTGAAGCCAATACGCGACTGGCTGAACAAAGAACTCGGCAGATTCTGGCCATCAGTGACAGGATAGCAACCAGCAAAGGGAAAGCAATCACAACGTCAACCTGGTTAGATCGCTACCAAGCGATCCAGGATGACCGACTGAAAAGTGGTGATATAAGACTCAACACTTATAAGCAGAAAGCCAAACCAGTATCCTTACTTAGGGAACGAGTAGGAATGAAGTTGATCTCAGCCGTTGATGTCAGAGATATAGCACAATTGCTTGACGAGTATATCGCTGCCGGGCAGCCGAGAATGGCGCAAGTCGTAAGGTCTGTATTGATCGATGTATTTAAGGAAGCACAGCATTATGGCGAAGTTCCGCCAGGGTATAACCCTGCTCTTGCGACGAAGCAACCCAGACGGAAAATCACCCGTCAACGCCTCAGCCTCGAAGAATGGAAAAAAATCTTCGATATCGCAGATGCCAGTCATCGTTACATGGGAAATGCCATGCTCCTAGCATTGGTCACTGGACAGCGTTTGGGGGACATATCTAAAATGAAATTCAGCGATATTTGGGATGACCATCTACATGTCGAACAGGAAAAGACTGGAAGCAAAATCGCAATTCCTCTTTCTCTTCGCCTCAATACGATTAACTGGAGTTTACGCGATATAATAGCCCGCTGCCGTGACTATGCAGTCAGTCCATACCTAGTGCATTTTTTCCGTTCAACTTCACAAGCAGAACGTGGGGCACAGGTTAAATCCAATACATTGACGATGAACTTTAGCAAAGCGCGAGACTTGGCCGGAATTGATTGGGGTGATGGAACTCCAGCAACTTTCCATGAACAAAGATCTTTATCTGAGCGCCTTTATAGGGAACAAGGGATTGATACGCAAAAACTACTCGGACATAAATCTCCTAATCAGACAGCTAGATATCATGATGATCGTGGAAAAGATTGGGTAACTCTAGCAATTTGATTTTTATATTTTTATTAAAAATTAAAAAATTCAGACGCATCATATCAAAAATTTATTAGTAAAATAGATAACTAATATTTTTCTTGGGGGGAGGAGCCCCCCGCACATTATATTG